GTTCTGAAGACGCACGATAACGTTCAGTTCGATTGTCACAAGGTACACGATCTCTTCAGTCTCGTCGATCGTTCGGCGTTCCGGGAGGCTGAGATTATCGCGATCGACGAAGGACAATTCTTCCCCAGACTCAAAAAATTTATCGAGTATTGCATCTTCGAAAAAAAAGAAATCATTCTCGCGGGTCTGGATGCGGACTGTTTTCAGAGAAAGTTTGGTGAAGTGATCGATTGTATTCCTCTCGCGAGTGAAGTGACCAAGTTGTCCGCACTCTGTAAATATTGCAGACACGGAACCCCGGGACCATTCACCAAGAGAATCATCGATGACACGACTCTCGAACTCATCGGCGGAAGCGATATGTACGTGGCAGTGTGTCATGAACATTTAATATTTAAATCCTAACACCCTCTTCTGTTTATTCGTCGATCGTGTTGGAATGGTAAAACACACGACACTGTCGACCCATTTCTCTCCGTCGTGAGCACTCCATCGAACTCCGTGCTTATCCAACGCCTTACGACACAACACACACGGCAATGAAATCGCATCACCTTGAGTGTTTCTCCGCTCGACGATCATCTGTCCGTATTTTCGATGGAGCCAGTGTGTGAACTGATGGGACTTTTTCCCACTCTTCAGACACTTGATATATAATACGCGTAAAAGTTTACGCTCGGCACAACATAAACTGTCACTCACAACCCCAGGTCCCTTGGACATGTAGCTCGTCACCGTGCAGTATCTCATTAATTTCTCAGTATACTCTAAATGATGCTCACGATCCCCCAGACGATTATTCTCGGTATTCTCCTCGCCGTGCTCGTCTTTACGAAAAACTTAGGTAACCGCCCTGCGATTTTGTTCGTCACTGCTCTGACTCTTCTTCACATGTACGATCACATCTTCCTTCTCAAGCGTGGAAAGGAACGCAAGTTCGTCGAGAACTATTGTGCCGCGTGCAAGGGTGCCTGATCCGATAATAAACTCACGCTACTATAATAATGAAGGTCAGGCTCATCAAGAGCCCCAACCCGTCTAAAAAATTCAGGGCCATCCTCGAGGATGGTCGCGAAGTTGACTTCGGTGGTCGAGGATACTCCGATTATACGATTCATAAAGACCCCATGCGAATGCGTTTATATGTTCAGCGACACGGAGGAAATGTTCCAGTCGGTGATCAGCGTGTGCATGTTCGCATGTTGGGTGTGAACAAAAGTGATAAAGAGGCGTGGAACGCGAAAGGTATCGGAACGGCCGGGTTTTGGTCGAGGTGGTTACTCTGGAGTCAACCATCTTTACCTCTGGCGAAGAAGTACATGACCAAGCGGTTCGGCATCACGTTTACCGTTGGTTAAGACCCCGCTTTTTCAGTACATTTTTAAGTTCGCTCATGAGTTTAGCTCGCTTGTTGTTGATGACCGGTTTTTTGGGGATACCCGACGGCGGCGGTGGTGGTGGGGCCTGAGGTTTCCCGTTCATGCTCACAATAGACCTACACATGGCGATCGTCTCTCTCGCATCGTTCACCCTGTTTTTCATGTCACGCTTAACCTTCTTACGAAGTTCGTTAATCGTGAGACGAACACGCTTACCCCTGACGTCTTTAGTGACTCTTTGTCCCATGGATTTAACCCTTTTCTTGAGGTCTTGATAGTCCATTTATCATTTATAAAGAAAATAAACGATTTATAAACATGTCTTACACCGACGACCTGAAAGAGACGAATCGTCTCATACGCGAAGTCGTGTTACCGGAACTCACGAACCTACGAGGTGAGCTCGACGAATTGAGGCGACACACGTGGCCTTACGTACAGGGACAGAAAGAGAATAGTCAATTGGACGACATTCAAGCGAAGCGGCGTTTTTTGCACCACTTGGATGACGACACTGTGTTACAACTGCTGAAGATCAAAGCGTTTTTAGCTCAGGCTGGAAACTCACTCGTGATGCGAGAATTCGATTTGATTAGAAATAATTATCAGTCCGGTACGTCTTCACGGTAAATGGTGTATCCTTACCGAAGACGGTGACCGTCTCACCACCATACAGTTCAGGACACCCGATGTCCTCCGTACACTCACGCCCATCGATCGACACGGGAATGGGGTACACCTGATCACCCTGTGTGGTCGTGTGGTAATGATACCGATCACGTCGGCCACGCACCTCACGACCATAGAGCGGAAGCGTCTCACCCACATCGTTCGTCATGATACCCACCTGTTGGAAACGCCCGGGTTTGTACTTCTTGATAGGAGGACCCCTGAACTCCGGAGGAGTAGTGGGTACCCTCGTGGGAACGCGGACGGGAACCGGGACAGGAACTTCAACCTCGACTGGGTTTCTCACGATCGCGTAAATCATGATAACCGGAATCGAAAGAAGGACCAGGGAGTTTATGAGCTTGTAATTAACCTTCATCTTTATAATATGTAGTGAAAATACTTTAGTCTTCGGTGTGCATGTTCACCAAAATCTGGGTGATGGAGCGAATGATCGAATCGAGTTCCGTGCGGGCATCGGGCTCCGACTTCAGATAGTCGAGGTTGAACTCCGTCGTCTCTGTCTTCTTGAGTTCGGTAAGGAGTTCATCGTACCGTTCATTATCCTTTTCGAAACGCTTCTTCAACGCCTCCGCCCTCTTCTGGAGAACTTCAATCTGTTCGGGGTACATGTCGAGCTTCACCTGGTTGACATGCTCGTCGTCATCATCGACCTCGTCGAGCTTGTCGTTGAGTTCGTCGATTCGAGTGTGAATCTTTTCCACCTCGTTGACATAGTTCTCCTTGTTCAGAAGTCGGGCGTTCTTGATCGTATCCATATACATCAACATCCCGTTTACTTTTTAAGTCCCATTATAGCGTGTATTTTTCCAAGGCGGACCTGGACGAGCATCCACAACGCGAAGGCGGCCAATTTGATGAGACGCCCGGACGCGTCGTCCGACACGTTGTAGACGGGGTCGAGAACACGCGACATGAACGTCTTAGTCTTTTCCTGACCGGTGAAATAAATTTCGAGTTGCGTTAAACAGCAGGTGTCATCGTTCGTCACCCAGTGAAAAAATACAAACGGTACGAAGAGTGAATACATCTCCAGCCACCGTGTGTCCTTGACGAACAGTGGTACGAACACCGCAGCGACGAGGATGAACAGGTGAATCACGAAGATTATGTTCATATATTATATATGACGAAAAAAACATGGAGTGATCAGCATGAAAACATACTGCGTCAATGGGGTGAGGCTGCCGCGTGTTACAGATATATGAATCACCGGGCGTTCCTCATGTACAAGACACTGTCTATGCGATTTACGTTACCCGTCATCGTGTTGTCGACCATTACGGGTACGGCAAATTTCGCACAAAATACATTTCCAAAGGGGATGCGTTCGACAGTACCCTCCGTGATCGGTGGTATGAATTTGGTGGCGGGTTTGATCGCGACGATCATGCAGTTTTTGAAAATAAACGAGCTCATGGAAAATCATAGGACCGCCGCGTTATCGTACGGGTTACTCTCGCGAAACATTCGATTGATGCTCGCCCTCCCCAGGGGGGAGCGTAAGAAGGATGGTCTCAAATTTGTCGAGGAGTGTAAGGCGGAGTATGACCGACTGATCGAACAATCGCCAGCGGTTCCCATTCGAATTATTCGAGAGTTCGAGTCGACGTACCCGGACGAAGAGACTGATTTCGTGAAACCCGAGATACTCGACGTACGCCCGATTAACGTACTGACCGCCATCACGGACGATACCCCGTTCGAGAATGTCGGTAAAATACTCAGTTCACGCGAAGCGAGTCGTGAAGGATCGATAGACGTCGAACGAGGTGAACCACGAGAATGAGTAGTATCAGGTGGAAGATGACACCACACATGGCGTACGGGAATATTCTCCTTTTTAAAGGTTCGACGACACGTTTATGAAGTGCGTCATTCTCGAGCACCAAATCTATGGCCTGATTAGTAAGTTCGTCCATGGATCGCTTCATTAAAATTGTACCACAAAAAAAGAACACCTCGAATGGCACGATACACGTCGAAGCCCTCGAACGCGTGACACGTCTCCTATCCGAACATAAAAACATCTTCGTGTGTGGACCGACTGGTGTGGGAAAGACGCACCTTCTTCGAAACGTCATCGACACACTCCCTTGTATAGAGATCCAGGCCAAGACGACTGTCGAGTATCTCGAAGAGACGTGTGTTCCCGTCGTGATCGAAGACTACGATGCCGAGCCTCTTCTGTACAAAAATTTGATCGATCACGTGGTGGAGCACGGAACCATCAACGGGCGTTCGACCATCGTGACTTCCATCTCTGCGTACATGTTACCCAATTTCGTGACTGTGTTCATACCACCTCTCACACGCGAACAACTCCTGACCATCAACTCCGGGCCCGGATCCGCAGAAGCTGCGTCCAAGGCGAAAGGGTCTGTGCGAAACTTTCTTCACTACATGGAAAAATACGACCACATCGACACGTTCAAAACCTCGAAGGAGTATGTGAGGGACATTCTGTGCACCCCGGAGCCGTTTCCGTGGTTAGACACACTCCCTGAACACGGACACATCTGTGACACGCTGCAGGAAAACTACCCAGACTCGAAAGGTGCTGACATCGTCCGGATCGCGAGTAGTCTGTCCGAAGCCGACACGTTGGACACGAAGGTGTACAACGGCCATTGGGCTCTTCTTCCCTATTATGTCCACAGTGGTATACGAACACCCAAGGCGTACATGGGAAACACACTCGATCCTGATAAGGTTCGAACCGGGAGTGCCTGGACAAAGTTTGGAAACTTCAAGATGCGTTTCAAAAAATATAACGAGATACGAAGAAAGTCTCAGAATCGCCTCGGTGTTGAGGAGATGTGTCTGCTCAAGCGATACGCTGAACTCGGACGGTACGACCGCCTCTTGGAATACGATCTGACACCCC